GTTGCTTGTTCAATGTAGTCAAAACTATCGTTGAATATAAAATCTCCGTCCCACTCTCCATTACTATTTTTTTCTGCAACTAACCCCAATTCAATAGAGTGTTCCCAACTCCATTTCTTTTCTGTTATAATAAACACAGGTAAGTGACCTTTTCTTTGAGCATCTGCTCCGGCCAAAATCATTGCGGTAGTTTTAGATGAGTTTGAGTGACCCAAAAACATATTAATACCTCCCATAACTGGACCTGGTAATCCACAAGCCTCCATAAAGGCTTCACCACAATTATAATAACTTTCGGGTTTATATTTTGTTTTAGTAGAAAACTTATCTTTAATAGAGCCTAACCCTATTTCTTTCTTTTTAAGTGCCATAAATATTGTTTTTAAATTTAAAAAGGGTGAAGATATTTACATCCCCACCCTTAGTGTAATGTTAGAATGGCATGTCCTGGTCGGGTTCCGACTCTGCCTGTGGGTCAGGAGTTTTCTCCACTTTACCACTTGATGATTTTGATTTACCACCGATTACTGTTTCATCTACGGTAGAATCACTATAAGCGTATTTACCTGCGTCTGAGTCCCATCTTGGAGTTTCTCCACGAGCAATCGCTTCAAGATACTCTACAGGTTTTTTAGAATAAACGTCAGCCCAAGTTAGTTCGTCTTCAACCCAAGATTTAAGGGTATCTTCGTTATCACTAATAGGTTGTGGGTCGTCATACATAACCGCTTGGATTACCGTGTAATAAGAACCATTGTTTGTCTTTGACTTTGTTAGTTCAAGAATCAAATCTCTACCTTTTTGTGGGTCTGTAACATCACCTTTTGCTCTCCAAATTGGAATGATTTTGTCAAGGATACCCTCTTTTTTGTAGTTGTGTTTGAAACGCCAGAATTTAACTCCGTCCTGCTCTGCGTCTCGGTCAATTACCTTTACAATGTAAAACATACGAGATCGGTAGTTACCCGCCAATTTCTTATCGGCTTCTTTACCTGTTGACATAAGGTCTTCAAAAACCTCGTTAAGTGGTGATCTTTCGTTGTCGTTTTTTCCTGGATCGTAAAGTTTAATCCATTTACCATCAACTTGAACTTCGTGAAACCATACTTCTTTGAAAGGTGAAGACCCGTCAGCGGTTGGTAGGATACGAATTCGTTTTTGTCCTTGTTTTTCTTTATCGCTTAGAATTGCCGCGAAATACTTCTTCATTCTATCATCTTGTGACATCTTTGATGTTGAAGATGAGCTTGATTTTTGTGTCTGTTCGTACTGTGCTAGTACCGCATCCATAGTGTTTGTTGTCGCCATAAATTATTATTTTATTTGTTTAAAGTGTTATTCAATTATAGGTGATTTTGTGAATTTGTCAAACGAAAAAGGGTATGAATTTTTAGTTTCATACCCTTTAATTATAGTGATATATTTTTAATTAATCCAATTTGTAAGTTTCTTCCACCTACCTTCAAATACGTTTTGTCCGTAATGCGGGGTTACTCCCTCCAATTTGTAAGTCTCCTCCAACCATACCTTCATAATTGATTTAGTGTCATCATATTCAAGGTGAAATAACGATTCAATTTTTGACCAAATTTGGTTATCGTGTATAAAAATACGATCAGATTCCTGACCATATTCCATAAGGATATTATTACTTGAATTTACGTAAAATACGGAGTCAGGATAATCTTTATGTTTTTTTGGTATCAAGTTACCGAAGTTTTTATTTAACCACTTGATAACTATCCTATCTAACTGATGTTTATTTACCTGTATGTTCATAAGTTAATCCTCTTCAAACTTCATTAAACTACCGGTTAATTGGAGAAGTGTTACTCCCTCCAAATTGTAAGTACCTCTCAACCATAAATTAATAATTGAATGAGTTTGACCATATTTAAGGTGAAATAATGATTCTATCATTAACCAAATACGGGATTCACTAACCCAAAGATACTTATTTTCTTTATCGTAACCCATTAAAACCTCGTTATCTGAATTTACGTAAAATAATACATTAGGATTATCTTTACGTTTCTTTGGTGTTAAATTACCGAAGTTTTTGTTTAACCACTTGATAACTATCCTCTCTAACTGATCTTTATTTACCTGTATGTCCATAAGTTAATCAATCCTCCTCCAATTTAAAGAAATCAGGATCCGTACACACGTAAGTTGTTACTCCCTCCAATTTGTAAGTCTCCTCCAACCATACCTTCATAATTGATTGAATATCATCATAGTTAAGGTGAAATAACAATTCAATTGTTGACCAAATATTGTCATAATGAATATAAACATAACCATTTTCCTGAACATATTCCATCATTATTTCATTATCAGATTTTACATAAAATACTGAATTAGGATATTTTTCTGTAGTTTTTGGTGTTAAATTACCGAAGTTTTTGTTTAACCATTTGATAACTACCCTGTCTAACTGCTCCTTATTTACCTGTATGTCCATAAGTTACTTAACCTCAACAGGTCTTTCATTACCCGGAAACGCTCTGAAACTGTCCTTAACATCACTAACCGAAAAATCTTTCACTTGGTCTGTTGTTAACACATACTCATTCTTACCCGACTTTTCCATATCCTCTTCTTTATCAACGAAGAAATCAGTTAATTTTTGGTTAAATGGACCTGAATCAATACTTCTCAACTCCAATTTTTCTTGTGGTGTTTTTGGTCTGTATTTGTCAATCTTAGCCTCTAAACTATCAATCTTGCCAACCAATTTATCCATCTCACCCAATTTATTTTGTAGTGTATCTAATTGAGAAAATAAGTTGTTGAAGTATTCTTCTTGTTTTGTTTCAATAGTTTTTTGTGAATTAACCAAGTCAGTGATATCCAATTCTTCGGATCCTTCACCTGTATCTCCACCTTCTTTTTCTTCACCCACTTTTTCAACATCGGGATCATTCTCAATATCCACAGGTGTAGGTCCTTCTGGTGCTGCCGGTGGGGGTGGTGGTAATGCCGCTCCTGCGTCTGCCGGAGGTGCTCCTCCTAATGCCGGATCTGCCGGTGGTTCGTCTGTTGGTGGGGGTACTTCAAGGGCATCTTGTTCATTGATATAATTATTAATTTCATTATATCTTCTTAATTCTTCTAAGATTGTTTTATCTACATTCATTTTGTTAACCATTTAATAATTGTTTAATACCTGTTGCGGTTTCTACTTGGACTTTTCTACTTTTGTTAATTGTGTTATCGAATCTTTCAATTAATCCGTCTTTAACTCTGATTGTATAACAATCTCCGGTGTCAAGGTCACAAACTTCTTTTGACCCATTACCATTATCTTTTTCGGCAATTCTTGTGTTCTTACCAAGATAATTGTCTAATATTTTTTTAGTTTCGCTCATAATTCAAATTTATATATAAATATCGTAAGTTTATGTAAATTTACAGTCCTAATGATTTAGCGGTTATAATTGCCGACTTAATTGATTCTCTAACGGATTTTACTTCATCTGTGTTTTTTTGACTCTCATAAACATTACCTTTTTTAGGCCAGTTATCAAATAAGAATTTAGTTATTTGTGTTGCTAATTCATCATCACTAACATTAAAAGAACCATTAACTTTAGATGCCGTAATTTGACCAACACGACCTTTTAAAAACGCATTAAGAAATGATATTAAACTATCAAAATTTGAATATATTGCGTATGACCATTCATTTTGGTCATTGGACATACAGAAGTACTTTTTAATAAGAGTACCACCATTTGCTCCGTATTTTACTTCTTCATTACCCACTTTGTAGTTTAATCTAACATTTGCGTAATTATATTCATATCCTTTGAATCCTGTGTTGTCGTTAGTTGATCCATACAACCATATTAAAGACCATAAAGTGTAATTCATTTTATCTTTCAGAACACCTAATGATGCGGTTGATGCGGTTATTGTTGTAATAGCACTTCTAAAACTTGTTGTGGTTAATTTGGGATTAGATACGTTTTCAAAACTAGCAAATGGAGTATTTAAAGTACAATTTTGATTAGCGGTGGGTTGTAATTGGTTAGTGTTCTGACTATTTTGTGCCGCCTGTTGATTAGGAGTATTTGCCGAGGCAACTTTCTTATTATCCTTATCTTGTTTAACTTTATTGATAATGGATTTTAATAAATTCTCCCTAATTGATTGGACATATGAATCAAGTTTAGGTAAAGAGTAAACCGGTTGTCTAACCCCTGAAAATGTGGTTGTAAAATTACCAGGCGTTATTGTATGATTAACATCTAAAATCATATATGAACCACTAAACATTGGTATGTGTCTTAGGTTGAAATACATTGTAGGTTGAATCATTGCGTTACCCAACATACTCACGGTGCATCCATAAGATCTGGTCTTATATAGGTTATAAAGTGAGTTATTTTGAGTTTCTGACCCTCTACCTGTCGCACTATTCGCTATACTATTTTGTACCGCCAAAGATTCTGAGGTGGCTTTACCCGCATCTTGTGACACCCCAATATTAGTGAATATATTTTGATTT